ATGAAGCTGGCAGACCGGGAAGCGATGGCGAAAAGTTGCGGCGAGGAGTTGCGCAAACTGATCAAGACATATACAAATATGGATCCGCACGAGTTCTTTCAAAAGATTCAAAAACTAAAACAAGACTAAACCAATTGCAAAAACCGCAAAAAAAAAATTCCATTAAAATGAAACAGACAAAAAAAGCGTATTTCGTAAATTCTGAAACAGAAGGATTGTTCGAGCTTTCTTCAAGTAAAATAAGGCAACTGGAAAAACTACATCCTAAATGGTTCGAGTTTGATTGCGAGAAAAACTATGTAGAACTAAATGAAGTTTATACTTTTTTTAGGCATCACGGAAAACTTTTAGGACATCCAGGATTTAATAACATATTTGTGGGGCCAACACAATGATGAATAGATTAACACACGGAGACGCAATGGAAGAAAAAATAAACCATCCTGAACACTACCGCTTTGGAACCTATGAGGCCATAAAGGTGATCGAAGCCTGGGGGCTTGGTTTCTGTCTTGGCAATGTCGTGAAGTACATATCAAGGGCAGGCAGGAAAACAGGCTCAAGCGAACTGGAAGACCTGAAAAAAGCGCAATGGTATCTTAATCGGGAGATTGAAGAAAGAGAAAATGCCATCAAAGGCTCTGCCTTTACTAAAAATAATCTCATGGACGGCACTACCGCTGGAAAACATCTGGAACAACCAGCGATGTTGACAGTTTCTGCAAATTGTCAGTAAAGAAATATCAATCACTATCAAAGCCAAAACTATGAAAACAAAAGAAGAAATATTTGAAGAAGTCATCAACTATGCCCACATGGAAGGGCATTACAATAAGCATGACATTCTACTGGCGATGGAACTATACGCAGACCAGTTTCGAAAACCAGAAAAAAAACGCATCTTCACACCTGAGCAGCTTTCAGGCATTGCCACTGGCATACTGAATTTTGCAGTGGGAAGAATTGGAAAAAAGAAAACCTAAACACCTATCTTTGTAGCGCCGAAAGAGGCAACAGGGCTGGTAATCTTGTTTTAAAGCATAAACAGTAAATCTTAAAAACGCCTTTAGTCAGGCAGGTAGTGGTGATTTAATGCTTTACACCACATGGCACACCAACGCCGCCTCCTGATTAAAGGCGTTTTTTGTTTAAAAAACCACACAATGAGCCAACAACGAGAATTTACAGGGGTGTTTATTCCTGCCCATATTTGGGAGCATCCTGAATTAACCTCCTCCGAAAAGATGATGCTGGGGGAAATAGACGCGCTATCCAAGTCCAAAGGATGGTGTTTTGCAAGCCGAAAACACTTTGCAAGCTGGCTAAGATGCACCGAAAGCAACATCAGCCACTACCTGACCAAGTTACAGCAACTTGGGTTCATTGAATTGGTACGGATACCAGGTTCAAGCACCCGTATTCGTATTGTTTCAGGCCGTTTTTACGGTGAAGAGGTAGTGAATCCCACTCACAGGGGTAGTGAGTCCCACTCACAGGGGGGGTTAGCCCCACTCACAGGGGGGGTGAGTGGGGTTCACTATAAATACAAGTTAAATACAAGTTTAAATTCAACTATAAAAAAAGGGAAAAAAGCAGAAGAAGAATCCAACGGTAAAAACCAGAAAAAAACAGCAGCGCCCGTTAAAACTCCTTCACTAAAAGAAAAAGTTGAAACGGATGATCCCCAAATCTTCGCGGCGGCCGCGGCGGATTTTTCAACCGAGAAGGAAGTGTGGGAAATGGTGTCAAACTTTCAAGTCCGTGAAACTTTTACGATGAATTGCAAAGTCCCAGCCGAATTGTTTAGAATCTACCTTGTAGATTTTGGAAACCTTCAATCCGCGACCGAAAAGAAACACAACAACCGAGCAGAGTTCAGGCAGCACTTCTTTAATTACAGCCGAAAACGGTACGAGGCTGAAAAAAACAGTCCCCAAAGACCGGAAAGCGGATTGCCAAAAAACCTGAGAAGATTCTAGCAACCTAAGGAAGCAAAACCAAAAAAAAATGACAATCAAGTTGACGGAATCAGAATTGGAGATCATCGGCCACATTGCACTACTTAGAACCAAGTCGGCCAGAGCAGCACACGTCAGGGATTTGAAGAAGGGGCCGCAGTCTGGATCGCAAATAGACTTCGATGGTGTGATGGCCGAGTATGCTTTCTGTAAGTTGAACAATATTTTCCCCGACATCGTGCCTGGTGCAAGATCCGGCACATACGACTGCTTTTGGAACGGCCTACGGATTGACATTAAAAGCACACGCTACAAAACTGGTATGCTGCTTGGGATGATGAAGAAAAACGAGGACGTTGACGCCTACGTGCTGGCCATAATTAGGCAAGCCGACACAATCGAGTTCAAAGGCTGGGCCTACCAAGACGACCTTTACAAGGAAGAAAACATAAAAGACCTTGGAAGAGGCAGGGGCTATGCGATAGAGCAAAGCAGACTGCGCAAATTCGATAAAACTTAAAAACGAAAAAAAATGATAAACGGAGTAAAAATGTGGATTTCGATATTCCAGCAATTCCACAAAGAGACAGCAGGATTCACAACAGACCTGAACAGCCTGACAGACAGGGAACTGGTAAGCATTAAGCCAGTCAACTGCGAACTGATCAACCACACAGGCATTGTGCTGAAAGCGATCAACAACAAGCACCACCGAGAAATAAAAAAAGGCATCCAATACCTTACAGTGCTTCGAACATTGCAGGCAGATGCAATTGTCAGACAGATCAAAGCCGCCGAGGATCAAAACGCTAGCTTGCAGGCTAAAATAGATCAGCTATGAGCATCTACACCGATCTACTGAAGCAGTATGAGGCGGCGGCAAGCATTCTAGCAGGGAAAGTACTGGAAGAACCGTACAACTTTCACCAGATAGCCGGACTAATCACCGAGGGGATCCTGAACACAGAAGGAATGGCAGGAGCGATTATAACAGCAGCAGCCAGCCAGTTCAAAGAGAAACGAGAATACAGCGTGCATACCATTGCGAAGGCCATGCACATCGAAACTGGATACCTTCTCGCACTTACAGACAAAGACCACGGATTGGACACCCGAACTGCTTTTTCCTTCTTGGCTGACATCTACGGCCAACGGGTAGAACTTGAAATTGCGCAACACGTTGAAGGACTTGTGTACCAAGGCGACACAAGCGAACAAATCAAAATCAAGTGCGACCAAAAGCGCAAACAGTCGGGATTGATTCAGTTAAACGCGTCCAGCGATGGAAAGCAAGAGTTTGAGGACGAACTTAACAGCGCATTGAAAGGGATAGTAGTTGATTATCCGATAAAGCCACCAATAAAGGCAATGCGGCAGATTATCAAACATCATGAACCTGGGGAATACATTGTGATTGGAGGAAGGACGGGCATGGGCAAATCATTCATCGGATTAAATTACATCTACGAAGCAAGCCAAAAAAATATACCATCCTGCTATATCAACTTGGAGAACACCCCAAAGAACATCCAAAAAAGAATATGGCAAATGCACACAAATATCAAATATGACTTCGACCTGTCTGGCCTGTCCGATTCGCAGATGACAAGGGCAACGACTGGATGGGACGAGGTTAAGAAAATGCCATTCAAGTCACACCATACTGGCAGATCACTGCAAACGATCCTGAACACCATCCGGCAGGACTACTACGAACGCGGGATACAATTGGCTGTAATCGATTACATTCAATTGATGAAGGACAACACCATCAAAGGGAATCGGGCCGCAGAGATACAAGAGATCAGCGCAGAAGTCAGAAGCCTATGCCTTGACCTGAAAATACCACTCATTGCATTGGCGCAGATCGGAAGAGAGGCAGAACGATCAACAAGCAAGCGGCCAGCGCTATCAGACCTGAAAGGATCCGGAGGACTTGAAGAAGATGCGGCAACGGTGCTGCTTCTTTTCCGTCCATCCTACTACGACATTGAGTCAGACGAAAATGGAAACCGATATGCAGACAATTACGCAGACATATACATTGCCAAGGGTCGCGATGTTGGGACCGGCTTAATTGAATGCAGGTTTGACCCTGTTCGCGGTTTCTTCGACAAGGAAGACACCACTCCATCATTCCAACCAGCAGTACCATTCACCATTCCTAACAACTTAAGAAAATATGACCGCAATGAAGAAGTACCATTCTGAAAGGCTTGACCTGATGAACCACCTACCTGACCAATTCATCAGGGCAACGGCAAAACTGCACGCAACTGGATTAACAGCCACAGGTATCGCATACGTCCAAAATTTCATGGTTAGGGCGAAGAACGGCGCAGACGTGGAACTACTACGCCAAAAACTCGCAGACCGCCTTAAAGTGGCAAAAGAAAGCCAAATTCAGGCAGCCATGTTTTGCTACGATGACTTTTGTAAATATTACGGACTATGAACCACATTGGACTATTTGAAGGCATTGGCGGTTTTAGCTTGGCGGCTCGCGAAGTTGGTTGGCAAACAATAGCATGGTGCGAAATAAATGATTTTTGCAAAACAGTAC